ATAATTCCATCATCAAAAAATCGTTTTACATCGGCCCCTTTCTCTATAGACGCCGCACCACGCGGATCAAAACAAGCTATTCCGCATATCACTTCATGGAAAAAAGTAGTAGCATCAGTCTTTGCTTCGAATAAATTTAAATTATTCCAACCTATAAAACTTTTCATTTATCCCCTTATATTAGAATACACTTTACTGATATATTTATAATACTAAGTCACCCAACCATCGGTCCTGGAGGTTCTGGTGGTATATTTTGTCCTACCGAACTCATAAATGCATCCTTGTGAAGTTCGTGCCATCCTTCGCAGGTTTCTTCGTCAACCACATCAGCAAAGATGTTGCCGTACTGGTCTTCCATCACGTAGACCTCTTCTCCATCATAATGTATGCTTCTGTCCGTAACAAATAGGACATGGATCATTAACCCCATTTCAGGGAAAACGTAGTACTCATCTGGCAAGAATGCCTTGAGGGTGGGTATCGGGGTACCTTGATTTCTTTCTTTCCGGTATTCTTCCAGATTTACAACTTTATCATCACTCAAACTTAAACTCCCCAAAGTCTTTCTTATTCTTCATTCTACCTTTTGTAGATTTATCAAATAAAGGTATATCGTCATCTTCTTCTACTTTGCCAGTATCTACTAAATCAGATTGAGATTTATCGCCCAAATCAAGAAGTTTCATTTTTGCTCTATCAACTCCAACCAAAAATTTCTTGTTGACTGTTGGATCACCATAACGATTCTTCAACTGTTTAACCAATATTTGTCCCGCTTCTTCCAAGTTTTCATTACTAATAATAGCAAACATGAAGTCAGCAGTTGCTGGAAGTCCAAAACTTTCACTTGTATCTTCTAATCCTACGTCAGTATTTTGAAATCCCTGTCTATTTGTTTGTGTTGCTGACATGATTGGTACTTTAAATTCTACTGCCAAACCTCTAAGTTCTTCTGCAATTGACTTGACATAACTGTACGAATTTACATATTGTCCGGGTTTAATCCTGGCTGAAGAACATATATTAATATAATCAACAAAAATAATATCTGGTTTAAAATTTCTCTTGAGATTCAATTCATTCAATAATGCCCTAAAATGATTTGTACTAGCTGCTGCCGTAGGATATTCTTTTACAATCAATCTACCTTTAATTTTATTCTTCAAATCTCCCATTTTCTTATCATACATTGATTTTGGAAGACTTTTCAAATCATCTAGTCTAATATTCAACAAATTTGCATCAATTCTTTCCGCAATTCGTTCCTCTGCCATTTCCAAAGTAATATACAAAACATTATGTCCTTGTGATATACAATTAGAAGAAAAATGACACATAAACAATGATTTACCGACACCTGTTCCGGCCATTGCAATATTCAACGTTTTAGAAGATAATCCACCTCCTGTTATTTTGTTGAAGTATTCAAGATCAAAAGGAATCTTCGTTTCAACTTTATGGTAAAAATCAAACCGATCATCAGAATCCAAAAGGTAATCGTGGCCGACATGAGGATCAAAAGAAATAGACAAAGCATCGGTAAGCAACTCAGGTATAGCACCTTTGTCAGACTTAGATTTTTCGGGTTCATCCAATATTTTAATTGAACTAACAACGGCGTTATAGATTGCCTTGTCTTGACAGAATTTCTCTGTTGTCTCCAATAACCATTGAATGTCCGGTTTCTCATCGTTTTGTCCTTCCAGATAGTCTATTAATCCTGTTACGTTTTCAAATTCTTCTTCCTTTAGTGGTGTATCATCTAATTCAATAATTAATGCTTCTTTGGTAGGTAAATTATTGTATTTATTAATAAATGTATTTACTTGTTCATACAGCAATTTATCTGTATGTTCCATGAAATATTCTTTACTGAGAAATGGTAAAACTTTTCTCGAATATTCTTCATTATGTATTAGATTTTTCAGTATCAGTGCTTCTACTCTTTGCTGCATATTTGTCCATTTGTTTTTGTAAGATTTCTATTACCCATTCGCCTAATTTTTTTTCAAATCTTTTACCTTCTCCATCCGTAATTTTTTGTTTTATATCATGTGGGGGCACTTCAATTTCATATTCATATTGACAAGCTATGTCATCGCCAGTTAATTCTTGCTCTACTAATTTAAATGTTGTATATCTAACTATAGCACCTTCGAATTTTGAACCATCTTGAACAATGAGACATAATGATTTATCTTCTGGATCATTCGGGTTTGTACATTCTTGATATGGTTTTCCTTGTGTTTCAAAAAAATTATAGCTCATTCTGCCTCAACTGTTTCTTCATCAAATCCACCATAAAGAAAAACTTTCTTGGCATGATCATTTAACTTATCAAGGATTTCTGGTGTAAAATACTTTTCGGGCTCCTTTAGAATTGCTTTTCCAAAGACTTTAGAACCATCAGGCATCTCATATCTTGTAGATACTTTGGTAAAGATTCCTGCGTCTTCTGCTAACTCAATGAGTCCATAATATCTATTCAAACCTTGATCATATCGTAAGAGAACATCAATTTTTTTGTTCTCCTTAGTCAATCTAGATTTGTAATTTTTACAATGAATTACATTTCCTACAACATCCGTTCCTTCTTTTTCTTTTCTCTTGGAAAGAAATATAATAGTTGAAGCAGCATATTGTAAACCACTACCACCCCCCATTACATCAGTTGGAAACATTGTACCCATCTGTTTGTATGTATGATTGGTAACTAGTAAAGGAATACCCGCTTTTCCTAATTTGAGTGTTAATACTCGGAAAGATCCTTTGACTAATTGTGCCCGTGTCATATCTTTGGTTTCTTTACCATCTGAAATATCGGTCACTTCTTTAGTAGTAGATAACATACCAAGAGAATCTAGACACATCAACAATGGACGGTCTTCTTGTCCTTCTGAATGACTTTCCACTACTTTAAGTGCTTGATGTGTAAATTCTTGAATCGTGGCGACAGGGAGAATTATCATCCGTTCAGGATCAATTCCCCTGTCTTCTATCATTTGCTTAGTGAGAGCAGATTCAGACTCAAAATAAAGAACACCACCGCTAGGGTTATCTGCAAGAAACTGTTTGACAATGCCCAAGACAAAAAAGGTCTTTCCTGTAGCAGTTTCTCCTGCCAAAGCTGTAATTTTATTAGAAGGGATTCCTCCATAAATATCTCCTGAAATTAATGCATTAAGAATATAACTACCCGTATCTACATATGTAGATACATCACCCGCTTCGATTCCATCCGAAACTTTTGACCCGTATTCATTACCGGTCGCCTTTAATAAACCATCAAAATAATCACTCACCTTTTTCCCTTCTGTTAATTTCACTTTTAATTTCCTGTATTTCTTTATTCAAATCTGAACGTTCAGAATATGTTTCAGCAAAATGATCTCTATTAAAGATATGTGCATCTAGTAGAGATTGCAATTCTTCTGTAATCCAACTTCCGTAATCACGATTTGTAGTCATCTTTTATTTCTAAGATATGATATCCTTTATCTCTCATGTTTTCCGCAAACTTACCCGCTTCTTTTTGAGTACTAAAAGTCATAATAGACATTGAATCTGGAATAATATCTACAGAATGAGTTAAATTTTTGAATACCGCAGAATTTCGTTCTTCTGCTCTTTGTTGTTTGTATGTCTTTTGTGCATACCTTACCATTATACTTCCTGCCATAGTACCCCCTAACTAAAAAAATCATTGAGACTTGAACGCCGTTCAGTATCCCATCCAATTACATCTAATACACCTTTTAAGGGCTCGACAAATGCCTTTTCAAATTGTGTATCATAATCTATATATTTTTCCAATTCAAACTCCTTTGGTAAACTATCTAATATAGAAATTACTTTATCTCCTGCCGGATTCGGATCTTTGAGATAAACAAATTTGACCTTTTCCCCCTCTTGTATAATGGGATATTTCTTTGTTAGTTTCTTGGATCTGAGCATGTGATTATAAATTAAAGAACCTTTAACATGAATTGGAGTACCTTTCCTATAAACTGAAGCCGGATCTTTATACTTTTTAAGTCCATTAACTGATCTTGGAAATGCCACATTTTCCATATTTAATCCAAAAAACTTTTTCTTGAATACTTCAATGTAACTAATTACATCATCCTCTGTACCTGAAATAATAATATTGAAAATCGCTTTCAATGATTCTCTACAAGCTTGTGGTGTAGAACTCTTAATAGCTTCAATACCTACAATCTTTAATTTTGGTTCTTCATATCGAACTCCTTCAGAATCATGAACGTTCAGAATATAATGTTTCTTTGCTGTCCAAATACCTGTATCAGCAATGACTTCTCGCGTCATCTTCATCTTTTGTTGATAGGCATTTACATACTCAGCTAATTCTTTGTACGACTCCTCAATTACTCCTTCAATCCGTTCACAGGATTTGTCCAAGAAGTTAATAATTTTTTCATTATCGGTAAGACCAACTTTAGAAACAAGACTGTCAAGACAAACATATAAAGAATCAGTATCCATAGCAACAATATAATCCTTATTCTCCGTAGATAATGCGGTGTTTAAGTACTTATTCACTGCATTTTCTGCCCATTGAACAGATAATTGACCAGCAACAGAAACGGCTTCAGCATTTCGTTCATCATAATAACGAAACCATTGATTGCCCATTGCCCCGTATGCAGAGTTGAGTGCAATCTTTAAGTTCTGTTGATAATTATAATAATGTGATAATTTATTTGGGTCAGCGTTTCTTCCTTTTTTCTGTTCTGTTAACATCAGCTCTTTGTATTTAACTCTATCATTATACATACTTTCCATTAACTTAGGAAGAAACCCTTGTTTATCTCTTCGATAAACTGACCCATTCGGAGTAACCGTTATATCCTTTTCTTTCCAAATACTTGTATCAAATTCTTTATTCAATAATCCTTCTACACCAATATCATCTTTCCAAGTTCCAATAATAGTTTCTGGTGAAATATTATATTGCATAATCAAATGTGGATATAGACTATTTAAATCAAAACTAACTATCCAATTATGTCTACCTTTTTGTGGTGTTTTCACATAAGCACCTTCATAGGCTTCACCTTTACGTTCTTTTCTTTTTTGAGGAATTACAACTTTTTCTCTCAAAAGATGATTGTAGATAATACAATCCCACATTCTTGTCTGTGCAAATACATCTGTATAATTACACTTTGACAAATATGCCAGAGAAATAATCATCTCTAAAAGTTTCATTCTTTTTTCAAGTCGATCTACCAGCAATACATCTTGAATATTATATTCGATAAACTTTTGATAATCCTTTTTATATAATTCGTGTAATGTCGCTACTTCAGAATAATCAAGTTTAGTCTCCCCCAATTCCACATACGCAATGTGATCTAACCTATAAGACTCTTGATTGGTGAAAGTAAATTTCTTATATGCGTCCATGTAATCAAATTCAGACACGCCATATATTTCGTATGTCTGTACTTCTCTACCATAGTTACCTCTAT